TCTTGCCGTGCTGACCTTTCTCATAAACAACAACGGAATTGCAGGAAAACTCTTGACACAACCCCAAGAACCCCCTATGATTGAGAGAAGAGTTAGTGGTTGATGTATGGATTATATTGATGTCAAATACATCAATCTAGTTTCTTCAAGACTTCAAAGATTTAAAAAGGTAAAACCACATCTGTACAACTGTAGGTGTCCTATATGTGGTGACTCTCAAAAGAACAAGAACAAAGCACGTGGTTTTCTTTACAGGGTAAAGAATAATACAAACTACAAGTGCCATAATTGTGGTGCAAGTATGTCTCTCAACAGTTTTTTAAAGCATGTTGATCCTGAGACACATAAGCAATACATCTTTGAAAAGTTTAAGAATGGACACACTGGAAAGAATTTTCAAGCAGAGGAACCTGAAGACATATATAGAAAACTGTCTAAGAAACCTGTGTTCAAGAAGACCATAATTGATCTTCCATCTGCCTATGATGTTGTTCAATCTAAATCATATTTAAATAGAAGAGCAATCTTTGATGGTAAGTTTTATTACACCTCCAACTTCAGAGAATTTGCTAACACAATCAAACCAAATTCCTTTGATAGTATAGAGTTTGGTGAACCAAGGATTGTTATTCCTCTTGTTAGGAATGATAAACTTATAGGAGTTCAGGGTAGAGCACTATCTTCAAACCCTATTAAATACTTAACCATAATGTTGGATGATGACGAACCAAAAATCTATGGATTGGACACAATCAAAAATGAAGAACCAGTATATGTTACGGAAGGTCCATTCGATAGCACCTTCTTACGTAATTCAATTGCAATGTGTGGTGCTGATGGTGATGTTAGTAATTGGGGGGTTAGCACTCCTGTTTGGATTTACGACAACGAACCAAGAAACCGTGAAATCCTCAGGCGTATTGGGAACGTCATTGACAAAGGTGATAAAGTAGTCATCTGGCCTAGCAACATTCAAGAAAAGGACATCAATGACATGGTCCTTGCAGGACATCATGTTCAAAAAATAGTGGAATCAAACACTTATAGTGGGTTACAAGCAAAACTTAAATTCAATTCCTGGAAAAAGATATGAGCAACGGTACTAAAGTAAAAAAGAGGGATGGAAGAATTGAACCTCTTGACCTTGAAAAGATGCATCTTATGGTTGAAGAGGCAACCAAGGGTCTTGCAGGGGTCTCTGCTAGTCAAGTAGAGATGACTTCTGGTATCCAATTTTATGATGGTATTACCACAGCAGAGATTCAAGAAATCCTTATCAAGAGTGCTTCTGATTTGATTGATTTGGACCATCCAAACTATCAGTTTGTTGCTGCTAGATTACTTCTGTTTGCTATTAGGAAGCAGATGTATGGAAAGATGAGAGAAATGCCTAATTTGATTGACCATATTACTGAGAAGGCATATCAAGATCTGTATGATAAGGATATTTTCTTAAAGTATTCTAAGGAAGAAATTGAAAAAGCAGATTCCTATATTGATCATGAACGTGACTTTTTGTTCACATATGCTGGGTTAAGGCAGGTAGTGGATAAATATCTCGTCCAGGATAGAAGCACTGGGAACGTGTATGAAACACCCCAGTTCATGTATATGATGATTGCTTTGACAATCTTCAGAGACTATCCTAAGGCAACTAGAATGTCTTACGTCAAAAGGTATTATGACGCAATCTCCAGGCACAGACTCAACATCCCAACACCAATCATGGCAGGAGTGCGCACCCCCCTTAGACAATTTGCTTCTTGTGTTCTTGTTGATGTTGATGACACCCTCGATAGTATCTTTAGCAGTGATATGGCTATTGGCAGATACGTTGCACAAAGGGCGGGCATCGGCATCAACGCAGGCAGAATCCGTGGCCTCAACAGTAAAATTAGGGGTGGAGAAGTTCAACACACAGGTGTTGTACCTTTCCTTAAAAAGTTTGAATCAACTGTCCGCTGTTGTACACAGAATGGAATTCGTGGTGGGTCAGCAACTGTCCACTTCCCAATCTGGCACCAAGAAATAGAAGACATTCTTGTTCTTAAGAACAACAAAGGAACTGAGGATAACAGAGTTAGAAAGTTAGACTACAGTATTCAATTATCTAAGTTGTTTTATGAACGTTTTATCCAAGATAAGGAAATCTCGCTTTTTTCCCCTCATGATGTTCCTGGTCTGTATGAGAGTTTTGGGACCAATCGCTTTGATGAGTTATATTGCAGTTACGAATCTAATGAATCAATCCCCAGAAAAACCATTGGAGGACAAGAACTCATCCTTAACCTACTGAAGGAGAGGGCAGAGACTGGTCGTATCTATATCATGAATATTGACCACTGCAACTCTCATTCTTCCTTTAAAGATAAGGTTGAGATGAGTAATCTTTGTCAAGAGATTACACTTCCTACATATCCATTGCAACATATTGATGATTCAACATCAGAGATTGCCTTGTGCATTCTGTCTGCTGTTAATGTGGGTAAGGTAAGGTCTGATGAAGAGTTGGAAGACCTTTGTGATCTTGCAGTCAGAGGACTTGAAGAACTGATTGACTATCAAGAGTATCCTGTTGTTGCTGCAGAGATTGCTACAAAGGCACGTAGGTCCCTTGGAGTTGGTTTTATTGGACTTGCACACTATCTTGCTAAACTTGGATATTCATATGGTTCTCAAGAGGCATGGGATGCTGTTCATGGACTGTCTGAATCCTTCCAGTATTACCTACTGAAGGCATCAAACCAACTTGCACAGGAGAAAGGTCATTGTGAATACTTTGGTAGAACAAAGTATGCTGATGGCATTCTTCCAATTGATACATACAAGAAAGATGTAGATGAAATCACCGCAGAGGAGTTAACACATGACTGGGAATCTCTTAGGACATCTATCAACACCTACGGTCTCAGGCACTCAACACTGTCCGCACAAATGCCTTCAGAGAGCAGTTCCGTTGTGTCAAACGCAACAAATGGAATTGAACCTCCTAGAGACTACTTGTCCATTAAAAAATCCAAGAAAGGACCTCTTAAGCAAATTGTTCCTTCCTACACTACTCTGAAAAATAATTACACACTGTTGTGGGAAATGCCTGATAACAGTGGGTATATTAAGATTGTATCTGTTATGCAGAAATTCTTTGACCAAGCAATTTCTGGTAACTGGAGTTACAATCCTGAGAATTATCCAAACAATGAAGTACCAGTTTCTGTTATGGCAAATGATTTGTTGACTACATATAAGTATGGCTGGAAGACATCATATTATCAAAATACACATGATATGAAATCTGATGAAATTGTAGAAACAAAGTCTTCAGATAACTTGGTTAGCCTATTAGAAGAACTAGAACAAGCCGAGGAGGGAGAGTGTGAATCCTGTGCAGTTTAAGGTTTCAATGAATAATACAATTGACGATAAGAAAGTGAAGGGTATGACTGTATTCAACAGTAACCCTCATGATACCAAGAAACAACCTATGTTTTTTGGTGCCCCTTTGGGGATTCAGAGGTATGACTCATACAAGTATCCTGTTTTTGATAAACTTACTACACAACAATTAGGATATTTTTGGAGACCAGAAGAGGTATCATTACAGAAAGATCGTGGAGATTATCAGTCGCTTCGTCCAGAACAAAAGCATATCTATACCTCTAACCTCAAATACCAGATTATGCTTGACTCCATTCAAGGGCGTGGTCCTGGGATGGCTTTTATACCTTACTGCTCTCTACCTGAACTAGAGGCATGTATAGAAGTGTGGGGATTTATGGAGATGATCCACAGTCGTTCCTATACATACATTATTAAGAATGTTTATTCTGATCCTTCAGAGGTCTTTGATAAGATTATTACTGATGAAAGGATCTTAGAAAGAGCAAGAAGTGTAACAGAGGCATATGACTCATTCATTCAAGCAGCCCAAGAGTATGGGACAGGCACTATGTGGGATGAAGAATGGAAAGATTCTCCATCTTCTGATTGGACCAAGAGAGATGTTAAAAGAAAGTTATACAGAGCTGTTGCTAACGTTAACATTCTTGAGGGCATTAGGTTCTATGTTAGTTTTGCTTGTAGTTTTGCATTTGGTGAACTCAAACTTATGGAGGGATCAGCAAAGATTATCTCACTAATTGCTAGAGATGAAAACCAACACCTTGCTATCACTCAGAATATTCTGAATAAGTGGAAGCAGGGTGATGATCCTGAGATGGCAGAGATTGCTATTGAAGAGGAAGAAAATGTCTATGCAATGTTTGACAAGGCAGTCAATGAAGAGAAGAAGTGGGCTGATTATCTGTTCAAAGATGGCAGCATGATTGGTCTTAATGATGCACTTCTTAAGAAGTATGTTGAGTGGATTGCTAACCGTAGAATGAAATCATTGGGTCTAAAACCAATGTATGATGTTGCTGCTAATGCTAATCCTCTACCATGGACCCAGCATTGGATCTCTTCTAAGGGATTGCAAGTAGCACCACAAGAAACAGAAGTAGAAAGTTATGTCGTTGGGGGCATTAAACAAGATGTTGAAAAAGACACCTTCTCAGGATTCCAACTTTGAAAAGATCTGGTGGGAGATGGAGGAGATTGAACCTCTTACTCCCATGGTTCTAAATAAGGAAAAAAGATCATGTCAGTGTGGAAGAAAGTCAAGAGTATAAGAATCCCTGGAGATATATGGGCTCCTGCTTTAGTGGGAGCGATGTTGGGGATTACTGGGGTTTTGTTTATAACATTACCAATCTCATCAACAAACGACAGTACATTGGGAGAAAGTATTTTTGGCAAAAACGAAAGCCTAGAAATACTGCTAAAACTGTCAAACGGAGAAGAGTTACGTCTGAAAGCAACTGGCGCAGTTACTATGGATCTTGTCCAGAGCTTAAAGCAGATATTGTCAAGTACGGAAATGATGCCTTTAGTAGGACCATCCTATCTCTCCACACCACTCCTGGAAGGGTAAACTACGAAGAAACTAGACAGTTGTTCCTAAATAACGTCCTAACAGAGAGCTTGACAGATGGGACGCCTGCCTTCTATAATAGCAATATCCTTGGTCGTTATTACCGTAAAGATTACTTCTCCAATGATTGTTAATTTTATTTCTGCTCTTTTTATAAGCACAGATGTGACAAGTCTACCTGTGCCAATTGAAGAACAGGTCCCTGAACCTGAACCTGAACCAATTGCTGTAGTACACTATGAAGAGACATGGAAATGCCCTGACTGCACAACAAATGAACAGTATGTTTTAGAACAACTTCAAGATAAAACAAAAATTTCTGACAAGAATGCCCTTGCTACTATCATGGGCAATATACAACAAGAGAGTAAATTTATTGCTAACATCTGTGAAGGAGGTGCAAGAGTCAACTATAAAAACTGCTATAGTGGTGGTTATGGTTTGATTCAATGGACTTCAATCAATAGATACAGGGGTCTTGGTTACTTTGCCAATAAATATGGTTGTGACCCAAGCACACTAGAGTGTCAAACACGCTACATGATTAATGAGAATATCTTTCAAAGATATCTCCCTGAGTTTGAAGGTAGAGGACATTCTATTCACCAGTATATGACACCTGCTTATTATTGGTTAGGGTGGGGTATCAAAGGCAACAGAGAATTTTATGCTCACGATTACGCAAAGAAACTAGTCTTCTCATGAACAACAAAAAAAGAGAATCATTGGGCATCTTCATGAATGTAGGTAAAGAACTGTTTTGGCCTTTTCCTGTGCAGCAAGAAGTTGTTTGTTCAATTGATGATGAACAAGTAGAATGCTCTGAACTTGGTGGTACACCATTCACTGGTGTTCCTGCTCCTAGAGTATTAGAAGATGATGATTGGTTTGGTCCTGCTGTAGTCTCTGATGCAAATAAAGATTACATGGAACTAGAGTATGAAGCCTTTAAAGAAGAGGCACACAGGCATTACAAAACAAAAGAACCTGATAACATTCATGAAGTGATGTATGAGATGGCAACAAAGAATGCCCCTACAACACTTCAACTAGACCCTCTCACTGCTGGTGGTTCAGAAAACTTCCAAGAGGGTTGGCAATCTGGGTCAGGTCTGCTACAATAAAAGGGTTGAGGGCAAGACCTCAACTGCGGTGCTCCCCTTGCTAGTTCAGGAGTAGCGGCGATAGGAACTAGCACTCTGACTCAATAGCTCAGCTGGACAGAGCAACTGCCTTCTAAGCAGTCGGTCGTAGGTTCGAATCCTACTTGAGTCGTTGGAGAACTGATCATTCTCCTTAGGGTATGCCAGAACAACAGATGTGGTCATGCACTCTGTAATGGTGAAGTAAGTCAGGGGTGGTGCCCGCTGTGGATGACACAGAACTCTAACCAAGAGGACTGAAAAGAACAAGATCACTATCTTACTAGTGAGACCATCTTGTTGAGGGTGAAAAGTAAATCCCTCTACCCACACCATTCCTCCTATTAAGACATTATGCACACACCAATTGAACACTTTCAAAAAGGGGGACTTCCAGTTGAATCAGTTAATCTTTTGAGACTGATTAGTGAATTGGAAGGATCTTCTCAACTCTGTAAATGGATGGGGTTTGAAGAAGATGAAAACACACTCAATGATCTCAAGAAGAAGTATTATAAAATGTACTTCAGACTTAAGAAACAAGAGAATAGTGTGTTAGAATAGGGAGATTAGTTCAGTGGTAGAATGTCTGCTTTACACGCAGGGTGTCACTGGTTCGAGTCCAGTATCTCCCATTGCCCACTAGAGGTTAAATGCTTTTCAATGATTACAGTAAGATGCAAAGAGTGTGGGACAGAACTGACCAGCACTAGTAAGATTCAATTTTGTGGATGTCCCAACCAGATGAGTGTTGTGGATAACAAGGTTGGTGCCATAGATCTAGAGAAAGTTGTCATGATCACCAACAATGTTGAGAATAAAATTGATAGTCACTTCTCTAGGGAAGAACTTCTTTACCAAGAGGAAAGACGTAGACGTAAAGTTAAAAGGTTAAACTTTGAAGTTCGTTAGGATTAATTATGCTTTTATTAGAAGGTAAAGTTAAATCTGTGTATGAAGGAGACAATGCTGAAGAAGTCATAATCCATTACCATGATAAGGTTACTGCTGGTAATGGTGAGAAAGAAGACTTTCCAGCAGGTAAGGGTTCTCTTTGTTGTCAGATTTCATCTATTGTTTTTGAAAAATTAGCAGAACTGGGTGTCAGAAATCATTACATTATGCAGTATGGTCCTAATAAAATGATTTGTAGAAGGTTAGATATCCTACCAGTTGAAGTCATTGTAAGGAATAGAGCAGCAGGTTCATTGGTAAAGACCACTACTATCAAAGAAGGTCAACCAATCTTACCTGCTATTGTAGAATTCTTTTTGAAGGATGATAGTAAGCATGACCCATTACTCACAAGGGATAGAGTTAAGTTGATGGGTATTGATCCCATGCCTCTTGTAGAGCAGGCAAAATTAGTC